TGCCGATCAGCCACCGATGGAACCGCGTGCGTATCCGATCGACGATCGCAATCGCCGTCGCCTCAGGCGATTCGCGCCCGAGGTAGACCGCGAACTGAATCCGCGCCACGTACTCGTCGCGGTCGAAGGTGTCGTCCTCGACCGTGCCGATGAAGTTCGCCACGACGTAGGGGAACGCCTGCGCGGGCGGTGCCCACGACCAGAACCAGCCGGTAATGAGCGGCGTTCCGGTCTGGAACAGGCCGCCCGCGCCCGTGTCGGCGAGCGCGCGTGTCCGAATCGCCTTGGAGACCGCGGCAACGCTCACTTGTTCACCACCATTTCGCGGATGCGCCGCTTGACGCCCCTTCTCGTGGCGTCGCTGAACGCGGCTTGCATCTCGTCCTTCGCGTTGTCGAGCGCGGGCCGCATCCACGGCCGCGCCTCGATACGAACGGTCTTTTTGAGCGCGAACATCGGCTCTATCGTCTTGTCCTTGCCGCGCCCCTTGCGACGGGCCAAAAGCGGCGTCTTGCCGGGCCTGATGAGCGGGAACAATCCGGCAACCGACCGCAGCGTCGTATTGCGGCGTCTCATCATCTTGGCCGCCCGGTTGAGCGGAATCGTCAGGTACTTGGCCTTCTTCGCAGTCACGACCGCGCCGAACTCAAGATGCCGCCCATACGGCAGGTCGGTTCCGACTCGGATCGAAAGATTCTCCGGCTCCGTCACGTTGACCGACCTCGCCAGCGTGCCGGTATCCAATCCGGGCGGCTCGCCCGGCAACGAAGGCCCGCGACGCCGTTTCAACAGGCCCGTCATCTCGCGCTGCAACTCGATACCGGCAGCCGGCAGCCCGTCCCGCTCCACGGCGGTGCGGACGATCCGCTCGAACTCCTCGCCATGCCACACGACCCGGCTCACGTCTCCACCTCCAGCATGGCCCGCATGACCCTGCCCGTGCCGTCCACGTCAACCGACCCGCTCATCACCTTGAACGCCTGCCCGCTCATCGGGCCGGCGGTCGCCTCGACCTTCGCGTCGTGCCGGAGCGTGATCGCCGTACCGTCCGCCATCCGCGCCGGGTACAGGAACCAGTATGCATGCGTTCCGAACTCGCGCCCCAACTGCATCGACTCGTTCGCGCTCAATCCCTGGAACGTGCAGGGAATGTTCTCCACCGCCGTCCCGTCAACCGGCGTCACCTCTCCCGTGTCGGCGGTGGACCACGATCGCGGCGTGATCTTCGCCAGAGACTTCCAGTGCCCGGACCACGCGACGCTCACGCCAAACTCCCGGTTCGGAACCGCCCGAACAACCTGTCCATCATCAACCGCAACTCGGCCTCGCTCTTCCGCGTGACGGTGGCGGCCCCGACCGCCTCGGTAAGCAGACCCTGATTCATGCGGCGATCGGCGAAATGCCAGTCCACCGCCTCATACACGCTCTGCAACCACTCGCCGGAAACCGTGTCCGAGTCCCAGCCTCCCCGGTAGGTGACGCGGATGTTCCGAAGGCCGTCGGGGAACGCGCCGAGCGTCGGGATCAACAGCCCGGTTTCCGAGTCGGCGTAGTAGTTGGAGTTGTCGATCGCGGTCCACTCGACCACTCCGGACGCGACGCCGCTCAGGTATTCGACGCTATCAATCTCGACGATCGGGTACCGCTTCAGTTGGATCGTTGAGCCGCCGGAACAAATCTCCTCGACGGCCTCGCTCGTCAACTCGAACACACGGTTGCAGTATCGTTCGGCCTCGTCTGCGACTCTCGCCAGAAGGCCGCTCAGAACCGCGTCGGCCGTTGTGTCTCCCGACGGAATCCCGGCGTAGGTCTTGTAGCCAGAGAGCGTCGCCAGCACACGGCCACCTCCGTCAGTTCGTGATCTTGCCCTGAATCGAAACACTGCCGCTCGCCGACGCGGCCGTCGTGACTACGACAAGAAACGCCGCGTCGCCAAGCAGGTCCCAGCCGGACCCGCTGTTGCTCTGCGGCGAGGTATAGACCGCGCCGCCGTACTCCACGTCGTCGGTCGCCCCGAGCGCGATCCCGCTGGCGATCGTTCGGTAGTTGGCGTCGGCGTGCGGCAGATCGGTCGTCTCGTCGAACCGATCGCACCCGATCACGCTCACCGTCGCGCCCGAACTCAGCGCACCGTCGTACCGCTGCCGGAGTTCCAGCAGGCGCGTCGCTCCGCCGGGCACTCTGCACCACCGCAGGCCGTCGTCGGTCAGGGACGCGATATCCTCCGGCGTTGACGACTCACTCGTCGCGTCGCCGTGTACCGTCTCCCACCGACTCATGACGCTCGACGGCTTCGGGCTTCCGCCCGACCCGCTGTCCACGCCGACCCTGATTGTCGCTCCCAGTGCCATGCTTGATCGCTCCAACCCGCCGGATCATGCGGTCGCGTACACGCGCGTACCACGGCCTCGCTCGCTCGTGCTGCAAAGACGGTCGGGCGCATCCCTGCGCCCGACCGCGGGGTCAGGCAACCAGCAGCAACTCGCCGACGTTGCGGGTGGAATCACTGTTCGGCACGCTGTTCGCGTCCGAAAGATCGACGATGCAGGTGAGGTAGGTGCCGGTGGTGCCGTTGCCGGCGATGGCCTCGATCCGCAGGTACCGCTTGCGCTTGCGGAGGTCGAGCACAACGTCGTAGACCTTGTTGTCGTCCGACGCGCCCGGCGGAGAAGCGAAACCGGACGCGCCCTTGAGGTCGAGGAACGCCGCGAAGCCGGACGACGCGGCGTCCGACTCGTGGAGTTTCAGCGTCCCGAACGCGATGTCGGTCGCGCCGATGATGAGGCGCACCTTCGCCGTGTTGAACTTCACGCCGCCGGGCGCGGTGTCCACCGTGGCCGGGGTCGAACCGACCGACCCCACCCACTCGGCGTTGTCCTTGATCGCCTGCGGCGCGATCAGGATGACCGTGCGATCCCGCTGCGCCGCGTTTGTCATTCCAGCCATTGCGAGTCTCCTGTCTGTTCAGTCGCGTCAGGACGCGGCGGTGATGAGTCCCACGATCGGACCCGGCTCCCGAAGAGCCGCGGTCGCGCTGGCGTTGCCCACGTCGTACACGGTCACGGCGTTGCGGACCAGGCCGCGCACCCACACCGTGTCCTCCTTGAACCCGATCGACGTGTCGAGGTCGATCCGCATCGAGTTGCGGACCTCGCCGACACGTGCGCCCATGTCGAACCAGCCGAAGAGGGCGCAAATCTCCGAGTTGTCCTGCACCCTCGGCATCGCGTTGCTCGTCACCACCTCGTAGCCGAGGAAGTTCGCGGTGCGCACGCCTCCGACGACCTCGACGGACGACGTGCCGGGCGTGCCGAGCGCGACACGCTTCATCACGCTCTCGTGGAACGCACGTGACACGAGCCACTTGGGATCGCCCGCCGGGTTCTCGTAGTCGGGCAGACGGCCGACCGTGGCGATGAAGTCGGCCAGCACCAGTTCGGACCACTCGTTGCCGGTCCCCACCACCAGGCCCGCGATGTTGCCGATCGTCGAGTCGAGGGCCAGCAGCGCGCCGCGAACGCCCACGTCGCCCGCGTAGGTGAACGTGCCGTCGCCGTTGACGAAGCGGTCGTCCATGTTGCGCGCGAACGCCCAGTTGATCTTGCGCGCCACGTCGTCGGCGATGTTCACCGATGCGTCGTTCAGCACCTCGGACGAAACCTCGGTCAGCGTCGCGGCCTTGCGGGCGTTGAGCGCGTGCCGCTTGTAGTTCGGGTTGCTCGGCGTAATCGTGTTCGCCTCGCCGGGGAAGTAAACCGTCAGTTCGCCGTCGGACGCGACGAGGCCCACCTTGTCGGACGACATAGGCTGGAACCCGGCCAGTTTCGAGGCCACGCCGAACTTGAGCCGGTTGTCGATCAGCGTCGCGTCGAGGAAGTCGGGCACGAGCGCGCCGCCGAGTCCGAAGTCCACGGTGACGTTCGCCTTCGCCAGAATCTCCACGTCGCGGGCTTTGAGCGCGTAGTCGCCGCCGACGTGCTTCGCCAGCACGCCGAGGCGGAACCACGCGCCGTACACATCGGCCGCGTCGGCGTCCACGAACTGGGTTTCGCCGCGAGCGGCCTTCGCGTTGTACGCCTTGTGCTCAGCCGCGCGCCGGTAGTCGGCGGGCGTGCGCCCGGGCGAAGCGGCGGCCGCGTGAACCCGCGTCACGCCGGCCTTGGCCGCGCCCTTGGACGCCATGGCCTCGGCCGCCAGCCGCTTCAGCCGCTTGAGTTCGTCCGGGTCGATCGTCTCCGGCTCGTCGGCCTTCTCGCCCGGCTCGGGCTTGACCACGACGGCCTTGGCGATCTTGAACGGCTCGCCCGACTCGCTGTCAACGAGTTCGATGCCGACGGATTCGAGCCACTTCACGAGCGGCTCGTACTCGTCCGGCCCGCTGTACGGCTCGATCGGTTGGCCGTCGGCACCGACCTTCTGGCTGCGAGCGATCGCAGCCGCAGACTTCACGCTGATTGTGGGCATTTCTGCTGCCCCCTTGTTACGCAGTGCGTACACCACGCTCAGGGCAGCAGCGGGGTCCGAGGCAGGCTCGGCGAGCCTCAGACCGGCCGTTGCGCGAACGGCGCCGGACAACCCGGCTGTGCAACCGTACCCATCGGCGGTCGGCGAGTCAAGGATTCAGATTATGCGCGCGCACCCAACCCCATCAGACTGCCCTACCACGTCTTGCGGGCCGGGCCGAAGTCTTTGCGGGCTGTCTGCCGATGGCAGACCAACGAAACCCGCCCGGCTGTCGTATTCGGTGCGCTAGGCAGCCGCACACCGCCAGAGAGACAGCCTCACCGCGTGGGTTGGTGCTTCCGCGTGCCTCCCGGCGATGCCATAGCCGCCCGTCCAGGCGGGATCGCCGATAGTCTCTGGGTTGTGCAGTTTCTGGCTTTCATGCCCGGCAACTTGCACACGAAACCTATGCCACCGCCGTTGGACGCCTGGCGGCAAACTTTCGGGAAAGCACCGACGCGGGATGAACCGAGCCGGTGCCGGTTTCGTGGCTGTTGCCGCAGCCGACCACAGCCTACCGCCCGCGCGCCTCTGTGTCAAGCCCGACGCGCCTCACCACCACCACCCGCTTCCGCCGCGCCGGGCTGCCCGGCGGGGGCACGGCCGGCACGTCCGGCAGGCCGAACGCTCGGGCCGACTCCCGCCGGATCACCCCCTTGCACACAAGCCTGTCAAGGTCCGCCGCCATCCGCTCGAAGTCGCCGCCGGACACCACCCCGCCCCGGCAGGCCACGTTCGCGGGCATGAACGTCAGGCTCGTCTCCATCCAGTCCCACACCCGGTGCACCCACTCTACCCGCCGCCCGTTGCGCGCGAACGCCCGCTCCTCGTCCGGCGCGGGCTTCCCGCCCTCGATCGGCTCGAACCCGATCGACGCGCCGATGCCCATCTCGCGCGCGGCGGTCAGGATGTCGTCCCCCAGCGGCGTCGAGAGCACACTCAGCCGCACACGCCAGCCCGTCGGGTTGTCCGAGTCGGGCACCATCTTCGCGTACCGCATCGCGCCGACCGTGTGGTCCTTGTCGTACCAGTGGTCCACGAACACCGCGCGGTTGGCGAAGAAGTACGAGTCCGGCAGCGCGCCCTTCGGCAGCACGACCTCGCCCTGCGAGTCCAGGTCGTGCGTCGTCGCCGTCACCACGATGTCGCGGTTGTTCCCCTCGGTATCGACCTTCGCCTTCGCGCAGTAGGACGAAACGACGCCGACGCGATCGCCGCTCCGCCCCATCGCCATGCGGTGCGCCCTGATCCGTTCAACCATGCCGTTCATTCATCACCGCCTCGGGGCCGTGCCCCCGGTTCAACCACACACCGATCGTTCGGGTGAAGCGGTGCCCAGAAAATCGGGTACTTCACCACGTACTCACGCCCGTCGTCGCCGCGTATCACGTCGCCGACGTTGGCGAACGGCTCGCGCATCGGCACCTCGCCCGGCTTCGCACGCTGCAACGCGACGCACAGCGAGCAGGCACCGGGCGCGAGTCCCCACCGCTTCGTCGTGTACCCGTTCTCCTCCCACAGCGCGACCTTTCCAGCGTTCTGCGCGTGCGCCGTCTCCGTCCGCGCGATCCGCTCGGCACGCCAGCCCGCGTCGTCCCCAATCTCACGCTTCAGCGCGTCGATCACCTCGGGCAGCGGCAGACCATCCTCGATGCCGCGCGCGATCGCCTCGCGGATGCCGTTCTGGGTCGTCCCACTTACCTGCTCGATCACAAGCCCCAGGTGCCGGTTCAGCGCGTCGAGCGCACGCTCGGCCCCGCCGACGCGGAACGGCTGGGACGGATCGACGCCGATCCGCACCGCCCCCTCGGCCATGCCCTCGGCGAACAACCGCTCGAGGACCGGCCTGATCGCCGCGTCGAGCGACGCCGTGTCGATCACCACGCGCGGCTGCCCGCCGTCGAGTCCGATGGACGACGCGACCGACAGCAGCCACTGCCGCACCGCGCGCCGCAGGGCCTCCTCGAACTCGCCCGCGGCCTTCGTCGCGTGCCAGCAGCAATCGTCCTCCCAATAGCGGTCGCCGCGCCAGGCCCGGCGGATCAACGACTTCTCGGCCTCCTTCGGCTTCTCGCCCGAATCCGATTCCGGCTTGTCCACGCGGTCGCCGCCGAAGATCGACCCGAACGGACTGGGCGGTGCATCGAACTCGTCGCCGCCCTCGACCGGATCGAACCCCAGTTCGTGCCGCGCCTCGTTGCGCGTCAGCACCCGCAGCGGCACGAACGCCGCGATGTCGTTGCGGATCGCGTCGCGGTCAACCGGCGACATGTCGTCGTAGGCGAACCACATATCGCCCGGCTCGACGTCGAAGAGCGGCAGCAGCAACTCCGTCATCTCCTCCGCGTCGACCGCGAGCGCGGGCTGCACCGTCATCGTCAGGAACTGCTCGTTCCCGGCCCACGCCGAAGCGCGGTTCGCGTCGTTCATCTTCCAGATCGACTCGGGAATACCGAAGGCGTTGTAGATGCGCCGATCCACGACCTCCATCCCCTCGCGGTACTGCATCTCGTGCGGATTCACCAGCGGCTCGAGCGTGACCTTGCCGCCCGCCACCGCCCACCGACCGGCCTTCTTCGGCCCGCCGTGCCGACGGTTGAAGTCGGCGTAAATCTGCTCCACCTGCTCCTGCGTCACCGCCGGCGAGTCCACGCCGATGATGCCGCCGATCGAACCGCCGTTCTCCCAGCGTGCAATCTCGGCCGCCAGCGCGTTCGCGCTCAGGTCCTGCTCGCGGAACACACGCTCGACCACGCCCATGCCCCAGTACGGGTTGTGGTCGCTCCGGTCGAGCATCCAGTGCACGACCGCCGCGCGGTCGAGCGCGATCGGGTCCGTCTCGTCACGCTGGTACCAGTACCCGGCGATCAACGTCTCCTCGCTCGGCTGGACCGTGACGTACTGCGGCATCAACTGCACCAACGCCGGCGCGTCGGGCACGAACACCGCCAGCGCGTTGCCGAACGTGTATTTGTCCCGCCAACGCTTGCGGTTCCACACGCTGCCGACCACGCCAGGCTCGGGCCGCTGCAACAGGTCGAGTACCCGGTGGCGCGTGACTTCAACCGCCTCCCCAGCCGACTCGGCGAAGCCAGCGGCCTTGCGCCCGACGCCCGTACTCCGCAACCACGCCGCACGCGCGCGATCAACCGACTTGAACGCCCTGCGGCTCATCGTCGCCGCCGCGCGCTTCTCGCCCGTGTAGAGCCTGAGCGGAACCGAGTCGAGAATCCGGGCCATCAGGTGCGCGCACTCGTAGGCCGTGCCGTGGACGCGCTTCGCCACATCCGCCGCGTTCGTGCGCCGCTGGTAGCGGTTCATCACCGCTTCCTGCGTCCGCACGATCGCTTCGTACACGCGCTCGATCGACAGCGCGTCAAGGCCGGGGAACGGCGACGACGGGGCGCGCTTGCCGATCAGCCTGCCGATCAATCCCACGCTTCACCTGCCCCGCCGAATCCGGCGTAGACGAACCGAGGACGCTTCAACTCGCTCTGACCGGCGTGCAGAGCCAACGCCAACGCACATACGCAGTCGTCATGTTCGCCCGCCGGGGCGGAGTACCGTACACCCTGCGGAGTGTAGTCATACTCGAACGACTCCAACTCGGCCCGTATCGGCCCGTCGGGGTACCAGACTTCGCCGTTGCGGATCGCCGCCGCCAGCGTGCCCATCAGAACCTGCTTGCTCTGCTGTGTGAACTTGAACCCCTCCACCCGCCCGCACTGCCGCTGCAACCGCTCGACGATCGGGCTGCCGACGCCGGTTTCGTCGACCACGGCTTTCGTGTCGCCGATCAACTCGACCAGCAGACGCTCCGTCTCCTCCCACGGCCGCTGCCACCGCTCGAACCGGCAGACCTGGCCGACCTCGTTCAGCGCGACCGCCACCGTCCAGTCTTGGGACTTCGCAAGGTCCACGCCCCAGACGAACGGCTCGGCATCGCTCAGCGGGGCCACCTGACGCTCGATCGCGTCCAGCCCGAACGGGTTGCTCCCGTCATCGCTCGCCTCGGCCAAATACAACTCGCGGAACACGTCGGGCGGCAACTGGCGGCGGGCCTCCTCGATTTCCTCCGGCGGGATGACGCCGCCCTCCACGGCGTCGTGAACCGTCAACCGGTGGTAGGCCATGTTCGGCTCGCCCGCCTCGGCACGACGCGCCATCCGGTACGCCCAGTTCTTCCGTCCCCGCACGTTGCCGATGACCCGCACCGGGCCGCCGGTCGCGGTCAGCGTCGAACGCACCGCCGCCCATACGCCCTCTTTGCACCGGCTGGCCTCGTCGATCACCGCGCCGTAGTAGTCCGCTCCGTAGATCGAATCCGGGTTGTCGCCGCCCTTGAAGTAGACCTTGGAGCCGTTCACCAACCCGACAACCAGATCGGTCGCGTTCGGGTTGTTCGCTATGTCGCGGCCCAGCAGCCGCTTCAACCGCTCAAACCCCTGCATTTTCGCCTGCGGGTAAACGGGCGCAACCCATAGGTACGAGCCGACGACCTCCAACGCGAGCGACGACAGCCACAGCAGTGCGCCGGCGGTGTTGTGCGTCACCACAAACCGATCGGTCAGGTACAGCCCGCGATCGTCGGCGATCTTGATGCACTGCACCGGCTCCCGACCGACCCGCTCAATCGTGCGGAATGTGCGTTTGACCGGCTTTATCCTTCGCCGGCACTTGTCCTTTTTGCGCGGCAGCGAAAAGAACTCGGCCGCGTTCGCGTGTCTGATGCGCAGACGATAGACCGGCTTGCACGCGATGTACCGACCGTCGGCGTCCCGATAGCCAGACCGCTCTTTGATGCTGAGCAAGCACGTTGCCCCAAGGCTTTCGGCAACCTCCGCCACGTCGTCCGCCAGTTGCGACGATGTTTGCTCAAGCACTGGCTGACCGCGTGAGTCAACGAATCCGTCGCCATCGAATATCCCCCTCAACACCTCCCACCGCACCCGCTCAGAGTTGTACCGATAGGCCGCGGGAATGAACTTCGTGTCAGACTTGCACCCCATCAGCCCAAGCCGGCGCAACTTGCCGGCGAGGCTGTCCCCGCTGATCACACACGCCGAAGCCTCCCGCCCGGCGGTAATGTGATACGTCGTCGGGCCGGCGTTCCGCAGCCGGTATGCGCCCGTCGCCAAGGCGGACTCGACGCGATCAACCACCTCACGATCGCCGCTTGAAAATAGCACCGTATCGCCAGACAGGCCCCCCTCGGCAATCAGCACTCCAACGGAGTAGGGATCGACAGGAACAGGACTGGGCGCAAACTGCACCGGCTTTGTCGTCGGGACGAACATGCGGCGAAGCCGCTTCTGTGAATAGGCCGTCAACTCTTTCAGTGATATCACGCGAGGCCAGCCCACAAAGTCCCGTCGCCTCCGCATCTCTGGATCGTTCGCCAGCCGATCGTGAAACCCCCTGCGATAATCCCGCCGGTCGTCGTGTACCTCCCACAAATGATCGGCTGTGCATTCGACACGAGAGCCGTCGCTGAACGTCACGCGATAGATATCCTGCTCGCCCTGGGGGTATATACCCTCAACCGTCGATACACCGGTCGGCGTACACACGGCGTCACCGACAGACAGATCACCCATGCGCACGGGTCCGCTCGGCGTGTAGACCGTTGCGTACATCGGCTGAGCCTTCCCGCTCTTCGTCGAGGCCTCGCACATGACGATACGGGCGGGGTCGAAGAAGACGGCGTGCTGCTTCGGATACAACGCGGGGAGTGTCACGTTGTACGTCCGCACGCTAGCCCCTCCGGTCAAACTCGACGTTCACGTTGACCTGGGCGACGTTCTCGGTGGACTCGCCTGCATCGAGGCGTTCCATCTTGTCGATGGCGATCGCGGCGTCCACGCCCATCGACCGCAGCCGGATCAGGTGGTCGCGTGCGGATCGGCGTGCGCCAACGCTGTCGCTGTTCAGGTCTTTGATGCACGACGCGGCGAGCGCGCGCCATACGTCGGGCGGCAGGTCGGCAACGTCTTTCACGGTGTCGAGTACGACCCGGCGGGTTGTCCGGCGTCGCTCGGTGGCATGCATATCGGCGATGATCTCGGCGTGCCGCCCGGCGTCCCCGTTGTTCGCGTGCCCGTTGTTGTGGTGCCCGTTCAGCATGGTTCAGCCCGCTCCGCCGCCACCGCGTCGAAGGTGCGGCCGTAAACACCGACGAATCAAGCACCTACGCCACCCATGCCCCGGCCCTATACTAGGGGGTCCGTCGGGGTCGCTCCCCGGAACCCGCGTCCTCGCGTCCAGACCACCTCGGGGCGCGAGGCGCGGGGGCGGACCGAGAGGTGGCACGATGCGAACACTGTGGTTCAAGTCCGAGTTTGTCGTTCCGATTATGAGCGGCGAGAAACGCGACACGATCCGCCGCAGATCGAATCGGCTGCCACGTGCGGGCGAGGTCGTAGCGTTCTCGGTAGGACCACGGCCAGCCTTCGCGCATGCCGTGGTAGAGTCGGTCGAGTCGGTCGGGCACATCCAGGCACTCAGGCGCGATCGTCTGCACGAACTCATCGGCGAAGGCGGCGACATGGTGCGCATTCGGTTCACGCTGCTTCCCAGTACGCAAACACGCGATCGGCCTCGACACGATCTGCGGCCGGTCCTTCGTACCTGAATACGGCGCAGGGTCGGCCACCTTCCCGACCGCCGGCTCTCGTCTTGTTCCCCCGATCACGCCGGGCAAACAGGCTCTCCGAGAACAGCCCCGGTCTCTTTCTCAGGGACCACGCCGGAGACTTGTCGAACCCACGAATCAAAGCCGGATGCGCCGGGTATGTGTGCACGGGCCGACCGACCGCCTTGTAAAGGGCCGCCACGCGATCAATCAGCGCGAACGCAAGCCCCATACCCTGGAAATCCGGCAGCGTTACGAGACGAGAGCAGCCCATCACGCCGCCCGTTCCGGGTCGGTGCAGCATCGCCGCTATGGCGGCCGGACTTTCGTCAACGAACAACACGAAACACCTCGCCGATCGGTTCAGGTCTCCCGTCAGATAGTGAAACGGAGCGAACAGCCTCCATGCGGCGTAACGGACCGGCGAAATCGTACACCGGAGTTCGGGCCTTCGTTGAAGACACCCCCAGCGAAACTCGCCGGACGACGGATCGAATACCCAGTCGGGCCGCAACCAATCAAGCACGTCGTAATGGCACGTCACGGCGACGAAGCGCTTGCCTGATCGACGGACATACTTCTGCACCGCGTGCGAAGCAATCTTGCCAACCTGCCGGTCAACAACGCTGGTAAACTCGTCAACCACGACCGGATCGGGCATTTCCAGAAGCCTTCGGGCGAGTTCCACGCGGAACCGTTCTCCATTGCTCAGCACCCGGTACGGTCTCAGCCAGTTCGGAACGGTGTTGAACCCAACGGCTTGACATGCGGACGCTATGTCCTCCATGCTGATCGACGAATCGAAGTCGTCCAACACACAGGCGCTCTCCCACGCAAGCGGACGCTCGTGCGAATCGCCGAAGAGTGCACGCGCTACACAGGACTTGCCGGAACCAGACGGCCCGACAATCGCTCCGATGTTCCACGGCCTGTCTTCAATGGGGATGTCGGCGTGCCACTCTACGCGAGACACCTCACGCCTCGGTACGTCGAACATGCCTTCCAGCAGACGACCACGGCCGGAAGACGCGATCGGAGTTTCGTTCACAACATCAACGCGCGGCACTTGTACCCCTCTGCTTCAAGCCTTTCAAGCAATCCAACCTGCGCCTGCTCCCCATCACACTCAACCAGCACTTTGTAGACGAGACCGTCTAGTTGTTCAGACGTATCGCCCGATGCCACCGGATTCAACTCCGCGAGCAACGCCTCCAAGTCGCCCTCGCTGAACCCGGTCGGAACATCGGTCGGCAACGATTGAAGCAACGCCGCCAACGCCTCGTCGTCCCACTCTGCCAACTCCGCCGACCGATTGTCCGCCAACGCGAACGCCGTCGCCTCCACCGAGTCCTCGTCAACCACCACCGCCGCCAGGTGAGTCCACCCCAGCCGACGGGCAGCCTCCAGCCGACCATTGCCCGCCCGGACCACCATCCCCTGACGCTGGACCACGATCGGGAACCGCTGCCCCCACCGCCGCAGGCTCGCCTCAATCGCCGCCATGTTGCGATCGGGGTGCCGCCTCGCGTTCGCCGGGTCGGCGTTCAACTCGCCGATCGGAACCGCCAGCGGCCGCAGCGGCTCGGCGATGTAGTCAAGCCCCGCCGCCCCCACTTCCCCCCCGGGTTGCCCGCTCGTGTCCGGCACGGTACGCTCCCACAGACAACTCGGCCGGGACCGACCGGCCACAGCCCGATTCCCGGAGAGGCTAACGCACAACGGGCCAGAGGGCAAGCGCGAACCGGCGCGGTACTCCACGAGGGCCGCGTCAGGCGCGCGGGCGAGCCGCTACCCCGCTCGCCGAAGTTTCCACTACGGGGGGTA